CCTGAAACTGCGGAAGGTTTGGCGTGCTGCCGGTGCGTAGCGCATTGATTTCCGACAACGGCAAATTCCGCAGGTAGGCCTGTTCCTGTATGGCCTGCTGCCTGGCCGCCGACTGGTCGCCAAACAGGCGGGATGACTCGCTGCCCGCCTGAACCTGTGCCTGCATCATGGCATCGTTCTTGGCCTGCGTCAGTCGGTTCATCTCGTTATTCCACGCCTCACTGCCCTGCGTAATACCCTGGTTGGCGAGCCGGGTCCGCGCGGAATTTTCATCGCGGTCAAACGCAGGTTGCAGCCGTCCCATCAGCGCCTGCGCAATCGCCTGGCGTGTTGATTCGTTACGCGTATCGACGCCAGGCAGGCGCGACATATCAAACGGCGTGGCCATTTGCCGTGACACGCGGTTAAGGCCGGCAGATGCCGTATTCAGGAGATTGGTATTGATGCCCTGCTGTATGCCGTATTGCTGGGCGGCTACAGGAGACATGGTGTCGACGATGCGCACCCGGTCAGGATCGCCGCCAATACCGTACTGGATGCGGCGGGAACCTTCGGCGTTATCCCATTCCGGGTTTGACAGCCGGGAAGTTGCGCGGGCCGCATCAATGTTTGCCGCGCCTTGCGCAATAGCGGCTCCAGCGTAATCCGGAGCGGGTGGAGCCTTGGGTTTACTCATCGCGGCACCTCAAGCCATTTGCACCCATTGCGGGGCATGGTATAGATCAACAAATCGCCATCAGGGCATCCGTCGGGTATTTTCCCGGTCAGGATGAATCCAAGATGCTCGTCAAATCTTCGGGCCTTGAGGTTGCTTTCAGCCACTAGTCCGATGATAACACGGCACCCCAATTGCCTGAAGGCATAATCAAACACGGCGCGGATATATTCACGGGTTACCCAGTTCCGAGCACTGCTGGCGACATGCATATAGACGCTGGCCCCGTTGTAGCCGTCAAACATCACGCAAGCAATGATCCTGTCGCCTCGCAGCATCCCGAAACACTGCGCACCATGGCGATACTCACCCCCGCCATGCCGCTGGAAATAATCGCCGAGGATCGGATTCCAGTCCGGCCCGCAGACGATTTTATAAGCCATATCCCATCTCGAAGATGAAATCGGTGTTGACCCAGTTCAGATCGGTGATGCGGTTTGTGAGCTTGACATGCATCGCCACGTTGTAGCCGATGGCCGGAGCTGTAAGCCAGTCCTGTTTTGCCGGAGAGTACCCGCTAACCCAAACTGCCGCATCCCAAACTGCCGCATCCCATAATGCATACGACCCAAGCGAGAATGTCGGCCATCCAGCCGGAGGAGTCTGGTCATACTCGACATTCAGGCCAATGCTTAGGCCAAACGCATTGGCGTCAGCGCCAGCTACCTGAATGATAGGACGAATCAGCTTGAAATGCTTTTCACGCGCCGGATAGCCGAAATTGGAGAACGCTTGCAGGCATTCCGCAAAGATGTTCGAGTCGCCGTCTTTATTGCCGTCCCATGCCCGGCAAACCTTCCCATTGGTGCCGAAGAAAATGTGATCCTCGTACAGTTCCCAGCAAATGGCATCCCAGCCTACAAACCTGCACCATGATCCGGTAATGGTATTCATGACGTATTGCTGGTTGGCCTGCGTGCTGACCGGCACATTCAGGATTAGCATGTTTTCCTTCGGGAACGGGCACAATTCCCACCCGAAATTGGCGCCGTACAGGCTAACCGACGTGCTGACGGCCTGTTGAATCTTGTCCGTGACCGCGAGCTTGTTGTTGACGCGGACGGTTGTCAGCGCCCTAGACAACGGCATCAACCCATCTTGGCAGACGATTACCAGCTCAGAACCCATCTTGGTAATACAGCGCCGACCAACCGGCGATCCGATCCAGTACACGCCAACCAACTGCCATGTATCCGCCGATGCAGGGTCGTACCCTTTATAAACCGCAATCTCGCCCTCTGAGGTCAAAAATACGAGATGGTCATCCATGCCATACCCGGCGTCGATGGTCCACGTCCCCATCGTCAGCAGGTATCCTCCGCGTCTGAACAGGGCCGACAGGTCAAACACAGTTGCAGCGCCAGCCACACTATCAACAGGCAGATACCAAGCAGAAAGACTATCAACCTCAACAAACCAGACACGGCGCTGATGCAAACAAACATCAACCAGCGTATTGGTAGTGACACCAGTGATCGCAGGGGTGGATAGCGCATTGATGGCCGTCCATGCTGTGCCGTTGTACAGCAACGGGTCATCGACCCCGTTGACAAGATAAAGGAATTTTCCGCCTGTCGTGGATACGTTCGCTTTTTGCCAGCGCGCGGAATTCAGGCCGGAAACAACTGCCGCCCCTATCGCGCCGTCGCTGCTCACGTCGTAAATGCCGTCATCAGCCGCCGCGAACAGTTCCGCCGTGCCATCTGCCGCATTATAGGCCGCCAGCGCCTCAACATCGACGGAAAGACCTGTCGCCCAGTCGGTATATCCCTTGCGGACCATGACATCCGTCGTGCGAGGAAAAAAATTGTCCATAATGACAGCATCGGCCACATTCATCGCCGCGATACTGTCCCGCGCGTTCCAGCCGCCAACCGGGGCCGTGATGGATCGGCTTGACGACTTCCGGCCTCGACCCTGCTTGACCAGTGCTTGACGCATCACAGGCTCCAATTGCCGTAGGGCACAACCGTTCCAGGGACACGCAGTCTTGGCATTCCCGTCATGTCTACCGTTGTCGGAGCCTTGTCGCGGGCGATGGCATCAGCAACCATTCCCTCATACAGCCGGAAATCTTCCGCATATTCCAGCCCCTTTGTCTGCCGCCAGCGCCAGATCAGGCCAATGGTCATGATCTGTTCATCAAGCAGTGCGGAATCATCGTCGGCGGAGTAGGCGCTTTTCCCGGTTGTCAGGTCGGACGCCAGCACCCAATTGGCCGTCTTGTACTCAAATGCCAATGTTTGCGATGAGGACGGATTCGGGATCATCAGCAGATGACCGCCGCGCAGGATATATTGCTGGAATGGCCCGGTTTGCGGAGATGCCTTGAGCATCTGCCAGTCCTGCGGCGTGATCGCCCCATAGACCGGACGGCGAAGCGTGCGATTCCAAAACGTGTCGGGAATGATGTACTTGCAGTCGGTGCCAGCAATGCTGGGTAGCGCGCCTTGATCGTCAGCCGCAACCCCGGTAAACGTGGCCTCTTTGCGCAACACCTGCCAATCAAACCGCTCCGACAGGGATTGTCCCTCCTGATTCAGCAGAGTCATCAGTTGCATGATCTGTGCATCGCTGGACGACACGATTGCATTGGGGACGACGATGCCGATTCTCCGGCACGCATCCTGAACCACTGACAAAAGGGACATAACTGCTCCGGTTAGGCTGCTCGCTTGGTCTTCAGTTCGCGCTCAAGCTGCTTGATGCTGTCAAGCGCGCTGGCCAACTGCTCCTTGAGCTGCTCATTTTCGATCTTGAGGTTGACGTTTTCGCTGGCCACCTTTGCCGACCCGTCATCGCGGGACCGCAGCCAGGTAGAAGCCTTTTCGCTCATCGCCCGCGCGCCCATGCCAATGCGCGATAACGCTTGCTCATTGGCGGTAGCAAGGTCCTCAACCGTCAAGATGTTTGCCGACAGGCAGCGCTGTTGCTCGGACGGTTGCAGGAGAGGGAAACCGCGCACAGGCGTACCCATGGGCGGCATTTCATTCTGTTGCAGATACTGCTCATAAGCCATCTTGAATCCCTGCACGAACTCAAAAGGCCAGCCCTGATCACCATTACGGCTTTTGGCTTCAATCTCCTTCAGCCAGTCCTTTGCCACCTTTTCCACGCAATCGCGGGAGCCGGGCGGGGTGATGCAGGCAAAATCTTCGTCTCGCGTGACTTCATAGCCCATTTCCACGGACTTGGCGTTATCACGGACAGCGACGCGCTTGAAACGGACATAGGGCGGGCGAATGGAGCCGCCGCCAACAGTACGGAGAGAACCTTGCATTTGGGGTCACCTTTCATGCCTGGAAATTGAGCCGGGCGACCGAAGCCGCCCGGATGTTGCTTAGGTCACCTGACCCTGCACAAACGGCCGGGTGATCTGGGCCTTGATGAAACCGGTATAGGTACCGGTCACAGTCACGGAGCCAGATGCGGTCGCATTCGCGGACATGGTCACGGTGCGGCCATCCTCGCTGATACCGGCGACGGTTGCACCGCCAGCGATACCAGTACCGGACAATGCCATGCCGTAAAACCAGCCGTCAGCGGGCACGGACATGCGCAACACGGCGGAGCCGCTTTGCGTGGTCGTGTTCGCCTTGGTCACGGTGCCGGTAGAGGCCAGCACAGAAACGGCATTGAGGATCTGCTTGCCGCTGGTGACAGCGCCGACATTATCAACCTCTGACCCTGCCGACGCCCCCACACGTGTAAATCATAGTGGGAGCCCTACCAATAAAAACAAAACGACACCGTGACACAAAAGCATGCCAAGATCATAA